GGCCCAAGATCACAAGCGCTCAAGCACAGATGCGCAAGCGTCCAAGCCTTCGGCTAAGGGTTCAAGCTTCAAGCCTGAAGCCACAAGCTCCAAGATCCTAGAACCAGAGTACAAGCGACAGGTCCCAAGCTCCGGGGAACAGGCAACAAGCACAAAAGTATTGTTTTTGTGTTTCATGTGGAATGAAACCTGGTGGGGGGATAGGGCTACAGAGTACCCTTTTGTCACCTTAAGCTCTAAGGTAAAAAATGTCCCGTTAGAATTTTGACAAAGACAATCAGGAGTGCCAAGTAAGGCACGATTCTCAATACGAATAAACGAAATTGACTTCCATTTCTTTTTAATCTTTTTATAAAAATTAGACTCAGTCATGGTGGTCTGAGGTTAGGGGGATGACCCTATAATTTACCGACTATTTTACCCATTTGCCAAGTGCCGCCTCGCTTAACTCCTTTAAGATTTAAGATGTGTGTATCTCTGTCACCAATTATTCTAGACTCTAATAATTGTATTTCATACACGTCTAACTTCTCTCCATTAGGCATTTCAATTTGAACTCTTGCCTGTTTGGCTGCAGGTGATACTAAGAACTTATCTAAATATTGGCGTAATTCTTGCGCTTTCATATACTTGTAATATACAATATATAGGATATATTGCAAGTATGAGTGACTTTCCAAAAGCAAACAAATTTAGCCCTAGACCTAAAGATAAATATGGCTTGCAAGAACTGACACAAATGCAACGTGCATTCTGTGAGTATTTGGTTATGAATGAGGGAAGAACTACAAATAGAGATGCAGCTTTACACGCTGGATACAGCCCAACAAGAGCAACAAAAGAAGCATCAGAGCTGATGAAGTTACCACATATACAGGCCTACTTAACTAGAAGAATGAACGAAGTAAACAAAGCCTTTGTTGTAAACAGAGCCAACTTTGTAAAGCGTCAAATACAACTATCACATAAGCTAGAGAAGGAAGGCAAGACAGAGAAGACTGCCGCGTTTGAAGCTATGATAGGTAAAGCACAGGGTATATTCATAGACAGGAAAGAGATTGTAACAAGAGATCTAACTGCTGAGGATAAACTAAAGCGTATGGAAGAATTACGTAAGCAGGCTGAGAAAATGAAAAAAGTTAACGATCTGATTGATGGTTAACCTACTACCTTGCCTTTGTTAGGCCCTTCTTTGATTCTATATTTTTGTGTACCAGTGTCACCAATATTAACTTCCTCTTTCATAACCTTGTTAAGAAAAATTTCATTCCAACCATTTTTATAGGCTTCGCTTGGTGGTCTTGTTATACCATCGTATTTTTTACCTTTAGGTCTTTTCATATAACTATCTTCTCCAGTTTTAATATACAGCCACGTGGAAATACATTCCTATCACTAAAGACTTCTTCCTTTTCATCGTAAGAAGCAAACGTCCATATAAACTTATTTGTTTTCTTATATAGGTACGCTTGTGTAACCATAACAGCACAACTAAACTTGTCAAATTCTTCTGGAGTTGCATGCCCGGCGTCACCTGTGATGTCGAGCCATCGGATAGAATAAAAATAATATTTCTTCTTGTTTATGACTGCGTGTCGGTATTTAGATTTCTTTCGATTCAACATAATTCTAGGTATAGTCTTTTTTTAATGAAATTACAAAAAGCAAAAAGCAAAATATACGCGCGCGTCCCCTATGTTGTTGTGGTTATTGGCTTATTTCACTTTTTTCCACTTTTTGCTTAAATAAGCCTTTATTACCAACGATTTTTAAAAAATTGTATCTTTTGTATCCAATTGTATCCTGGCAAAAGATACAAATTTGGCGTTATTTCCCTTGGTATACAACACTTCTAGCTTTTGTATCCTTTGTAACCACTTTTTAAAAAAAAAAAAATAAAAAAATTTTTTTCACAGAAAAACCCTATTGTAGGGATACAATTGCAATTAACCGCTATTTTGCTGATCTAATTGATCATTTTTTGTATCTGCACACCCCTCTGAGTCGGATACAATTTTGTAATATTGGTCTATTTTACGCAAAAACTCATGTTTGTAGCCCTGAAACTCTTTTCCAGACACCTCAAACTTCTGGAATAGGTTGTCCTTGCTGCACATTAGAATGATTCCAGACTGTATCTTGGTGTCATAAACTTGATTGTGTGCCATGGCGTACGCTGCCAGCTGTGTAAAGTAATCATGTATCCACTCTCTACGTTTTGGCTTGTTCGTCTGTTTAAAATCTATTATACTTTCGGCGCCATTGTAGATTCCTACAGCGTCCGTGGCCCCCGCATATAGATCAGGATAATACAATGTAACCTCAGTGCCCCACACCTCTTCCAGGTCCCCGAGCCCTTTTTCTATAACCTGTTGTGCCATAGTATTGGCCTGTAAACCAGCCTCAGTCAGGTCCAGGTGCCCTGTTCCCTTAATATACGCTTCGAGGTACGTGTGCATACTGGTTCCACGTACAGCGGCTTCATTCATAATCTTATTAGCTCTAGTCGCACCTTCACGTGCTCTCCAATTCGCTAGACTTTGTCGCTTCTCTTCCGACTGCGTTGCCGACAAGATAGTCGTAACACTTGGTAATTTTCTGTTATCTATGCTGTAGTGTCGTTTGCCGTTGATAAGAGATCTAACTGATTTAGGATAAGTAAATTTTTTATTCCACTTCATCTCTGTAGCCTGTGCCTGTCTTCCTGTTAGACCATCTCTTTCGCCATGCATAACTATTCATCTTGCTACCAATAGATTCTATCCAAGATAACGGTCTGTCTTTAGTACGTTTCCACCATCGTTTAATATCTGTTATCGTGTCAGGTATAGTCTTAATCATAGTAGCTTTCTCCCATAGGTGTTAGATCATATTTATAGCACATCCTTGCTACAAGATCCCATTTACCTTTTTCTCTACATCTTTTAATAATACATTTAATTCTAAATAGTTTCTCTGTCTCTCGGTTCATTTGTATCCTTTGTTCAATTAAGTTGTGGTTGAATAGTTTTAAAAACGTGGTGTATGCTTTGCCGCCGTTATAATTATCTGTCATTTCTTCCTTTTTTTATGTCTTCCCATGTACCAATCGCCAGGCTCATAATCCCAACGCTTGCCGTGATGGCCGCGTAGATCTGCGTACCACATCCTCATTCTTACTATCCATTTCTTTATTGTCATAGTGTTTTATTATATCCTTTAACGCTGCTTTCTTTGTTATTGCATACGGATAGATCGCGCTAGCTATCTCGTAAGCATGTTTAAAACCTCTACGCCAACGATATTGCATTTTATACTCTTTGCGTGGCTTTGGAATACATCTACCACCAAAGTGATCGCAACACCATTGTATCGTTGCCTCATCTGTCATCACAATTTCTAACTGTATACGCCAACAATAATATTTCCTGGGTCTGTCTTTACGTTTACAGCTCCAATACTTTTTATACGTCACACAGCCCTCGCCATCAAAGAGGCCTGCTAAATAAGCTATCATATCGTTAGAGGGGACATCACGTCTGATACTCTCCCCGCTAACGCCGAGCATCGTCGCTACCCTTTCAGGTCGTTGCTTAGGTCCAGAGGAACGCAATACTGCAGGACTTGTACCCCTAGCTCGGTCAGTCATTAAATCTTTTTATCGTTATCTCAGCCAACTGTAATTCGTCGTTAAGTCTGTCAACTTCTTTTTCTTGATCTAACAATCTGTTTTCAAACTGTCTAATCGCCATAGCTGCTAGATGTATTCTAGATTTTAGGTCATCAGTATTGTCTGTTAAACCTTCAACCAGCCACTCTGCAAACTTTTTAGGCGCTTTAGGTACAGGAACATCAGCGTTCTTGTACTCTTCTTCTTTTGTCATAGGCTTGATGATACGTCTAGCACCATCAATAGCTTTTTGTAAAAGTGTTGTTTTATTTTCTGTCACAGTTCTCCTTCGATATGTTAACTTCTCCTTTTTCTTTTAGCCACACATAGCTCCATTCACTGTTGCCAGGTGTACACGCTTTACCAAACTGTACTCTGTATGTGCAATTTGTAAGAAGTAAAGCCATTAACATTGTCATTACTATTTTCATTGTTTCTTTCCTCCTGTAAGGATCTGTTTAATTATTGTTCCTGTGGGGTCCAGCAGATCTCCTGGGTCCATAGTCTTACTGCAACTTGTGCAAACCGTTAGTATCAAAATATAAAGCATCATCTTTAACATCTATCTCTCCTTCCGATTCGCACATTGTACATTGTGCAATTACTTCTTTTTTTATGCCTACTGCCTCGTTAGGTATGCGTATATAGCCATTACCTGTACAACGTGGGCATATTACTTTATTTGTCTTTGAGCTTGCCATTAAGTTTCTTCGCTTTCTCATTCACTAGAATGTTTATGGTTTGCGCTCTACTTAACACCGTGTTTGGTACTAAGTTATTTTTTCTCATTTTATCTATTAAATTGTATGTGTCATGTGACAGCGATACATTTTTATATTTAGTAGTGTCGGTCATAATATGATATACTCCTTTCTCGTTAGTTTCATATATAGGATTTTATATAGAAAATACAATAAGGAGTCAATGGTTAAATTTTTACTTGTAATAAAAATATGTTCTGCATTAGATGGTGATTGCATACCAGAGCAAGCCGTAGGCTTACATAATTCTTGGTATGAATGTGCGCAACAAGGCACGATAGAGACACAACAACTGATGTCTTTAATGGGTGAAAAACTAATCAACAAAAATAAACTGTATGTCACGTTTAAATGTAATGTAGCTGACTCGGCTTAATTATTGCGGAGGTTCGTCTCCACAAATATAACCTATAACTTTCTTGCCTTTGTACTCATGGTACACGTGATTAGACATAAGCGT